ATAGCACAGTAAGTGTTACCGGTGCAGCAACGGTGACTAGCAATCTGACCGTCGATACTAATACCTTCTTTGTTGATGCTACGAATAACAGAGTGGGGGTGTTAACAACAACGCCTGCAACTGCACTTGATGTGAATGGTGACGTAACTATTGCCGATCGTATTATTCACACGGGCGATACAAATACACAAATTCGTTTTCCCGCAGCAGATACCGTTTCAATTGAAACAAGCGGTTCCGAACGCGCCCGCATCGACAGCTCCGGCAGGTTGTTAGTTGGCACGTCTACTTCCCTTAACGCTGGCGGCTTAAACGGAAATTTGCAGGCAGCAAGCAATTCACTAACTAGCAGAAATGTGCTATTTTCTTATTTTGCAAATGATGTAAATGGACCGATTGTAAATATCGGAAAATCAAGGTCTGGCACAGTAGGAACTTATACATACCCAACATCTGGAGATATTCTTGGCGCTATTTCATTTGATGGCGCCAACACGGCTGACAATCGCTTTAACACAGGTGCGTCTATTATTGCGTATGCCAATCAGACATGGTCTGCAACCGCTCAAGGCTCTTATGTAGTGTTCTCCACTACGGCGGATGGGGCGTCTTCTCCGACGGAGCGGTTCAGGATAAATAGTGGCGGTACGTTATACAGCGCAAACAATAGCGTGCATCTTGGAACTGAAGGTGCCGTAATGGCTGGCGGTGGGCGTTTTACTGTTCATGGCGATTTTTTCAACAGTACTGCGGGTGCAGCTTTTAGTACCACTAATGACAGCAATAATGCTATCTATGTACAATTTGGAAATTCATCTGGCACAAAGATTGGAAGCATAACAAGAGCCTCTTCGACATCAGTTGCGTACAACACAACTTCTGATTATCGCCTTAAGGAAAACGTGCTGCCTATTCAAGCAGCGACTCAACTAATCAGACAACTCAAGCCAGTGTCATACAACTTCGTCGGGCATACTGACGAACAAAGCACTGGGTTCATTGCACATGAACTTCAAGGAGTTATTCCAGAAGCAGTAACAGGAGAAAAAGATGCTACTTATGCAGATGGCTCTCCGAATTATCAAGGTGTCGATTTGTCCAAACTGGTGCCTCTGCTGACCGCTGCGCTGCAAGAAGCCATCGGTCGCATCGAAACCTTGGAAGCTGAAGTATCAGCTCTCAAAGGCGCGTAGTCCTACTCGTTACTGGGTCTGGCAGGTATTGGCTAAATTCCGACGCCTGCCAATACCTCAAATCCCTTGCTACGACTGACTTGGATCCATAACATAAAACCTTTTATGTTACCGAGCAGTCGTAGTCACCTTCACTGATCTGCCCAGGACGGCTTGCCGCCGTCCTTTTCTTTTCCCATTGTTTAAACTGAGAAAGATCATTTTCCGATTATGGCCACTGAATTTTCTTGGAATATCGCTCAGATGGAGCGAGTGCTTTCCGACGGCATTGTGATGACCGTTCACTACACCATCGAAGCTTTTGATGGCACTTATCGTTCTTCGGCGTATGGCAGTCTTGGGCTTGAAGCTCCCGAGGAAGATCAAATGATTCCGTACGCCGATCTCACGCCTGAAATTGTCGTGGGCTGGGTGAAAGAAAAATTTGGAGAGGAGAAAGTAGAGGAAATTGAAACTGCTCTTCAAAATCAAATTGACCAACAAAAATCTCCCACGACAGGCACCGGCTTGCCCTGGAATAGCTAAGCTTTTGTTTTCATCGTCTCTCCATGGCGGCAAAAAGCAAAATCGGCATCAGCGGGCAAAAGCTGTTCACGCCTGGCAAACCGAAAACTACCAGGCAAGGTAATGGTAAAAATAGCAAAGCCAGTCACGGACGCAAGCTCCGCAAAGGACAAGGCAAATAGAGAGCGGGGCCGAAAGGCCCTTTCTTTTTGCTCCTACAATACAAGAAAGACAGAATTGTCATGGGACAAATTATTGCAGGCGGCGAACAGTTTGAAACTCATATTGAAGCAGATTATCGCGGAAAGATTTTACAAAAAGGACCAGATAGTGGAGCCGTAGATGCTTTTGGAAGGCAGCGCATCAGTGCTCCTTATACGCTTTTTGATAGCACAATGCGCTATGACAAGCGTCCTGATCAATGGTTTGACAGCATTGTTGGCAGTGGCACTTCCACGTTTCTAACGCATCAAAGTAGCGTGGCCATGAGCACAACCACTGCATCGGGGGATACTGTTCTTCGTCGTACTAAACAAAACTTTCCATATCAAGCGGGCAAAAGTATGATGCTTTTGCAAAGCTTTGTAGGCGCTCCGCTTGCTTCTGGTCTCATTCAAGAAGTGGGAATTTTTAATGATCAAAATGGCGTAATGGTGCGTGCTAGTGGCACGAGTGTACAGTTTGTCATTAGAAGCTACGCTTCTGGCACCATCAATGAAGACGTGGTGAATCAAAGCGATTGGAATATTGATACGCTTTCTTCGCTTAACTTTGCCAAGGCGCAAATTTTTACTGCGGATTTAGAGTGGCTTGGCGTGGGGCGTGTTAGGTGTGGCTTTGTTGTTGACGGAGAAATAGTTTATTGTCATGAGTTTGAACATTTCAACGCATTAGACAGTGTTTATATGACAACGGCTATTCTGCCATTGTCCTATCGCATTCATAATGCCACCGCCCAAGCTTCCTCTGCAACGATGAAGCACGTGTGTTGCAGCCTTTTGAGCGAGGGTGGCTATGAGCCAGACGGTGCCATTTATTCAGTTGGGCACGATCTTTCAACTGTATCTAACGCTTCTGGCGAGCGCATTACTGCTGGCATTCGCATGGCAAGTGGACGCACTGGCAATGTCATTCTTCCGGTGAGGGTTTCCACTACTACTGCCTCTAGCGACGTAGTGCTATGGCGACTACGGCTAAATCCTACGCTTTCTGGCGTCACTTGGAGCGCTGCTAACAATGGCAGGGGAAATGTGGAAGTGACGACCAGTGGCACTGCTTCTGGAGGCACTGTGATTGACTCAGGCTTCGTCAGTCAAGGCAGTGCTAATAACTATGCAGTAGCGGAAGCTATTCGCTTAGCGCTAGGGCAAAACGCCTCTGGCGTTAGCGACACCTTAATTCTCACTGTAGACAGCAGCTTGAGTGCTAAGGCTTTAGGCATGATTGGCTGGGTGGAAGTAGTCTAAATAAATTACAATAAAGAAAAAGGAGAGTTATGGTAACACCAGGAAGTCACGACATTACAATTTATCAAGGTGCCACCTTTGAACTGCAAGTGCAATATAAAGACAGCACTGGCACGCCTGTCAATATGAGTGGATATACCGTGGCCTCTAAACTTTACGATAGGCTTGGCACAACAAAGCTTGCGGATTTTGTCGTTAGCTATGTAAGTCAAGCCAGTGGCATTTTTAAAATCCGCCTTGAAGCATCTGGCACTGAAAGTATTGCTGAGCAAGGGCAATACGACATCTTGGTAACAGAGCCTGATAATAGTGCATATTATTTAGTAGAAGGCAATGCCTATGTGAATCGTGGTCTTAGTTGGCAATGACAATTACCGTTCAGGCTGCAACTACAACTGTTGTCGTTAGCGAAGAGCAGTCTTCTGTAACCGTTAATCAGGAGACAAATGCAATTGTTATTGCTGCGAGCGTTTCTCCCTCCATTGAAACAATTGCCTCTTCTGCGGTAGAGCTTGAATTCTTTGGCGAAGGTCCGCAAGGCGCAATTGGTCCGCAGGGAGAAAAAGGAATCAACTTAGATGAAACCGCTAAGATTGATGGAAGTGTTGTTTATTACGACGCAGCATCTTCCAAGTTTAAGGCGGATGCAACTGTCACAAAAAGTTTATTAACTGATGGGGGTAATTTTTGATGGCCAACACCATTCGCATTAAGCGTCGTGCCAGTGGTGGAAGCACGGGAGCCCCCAATTCTCTCGCCAATGCGGAATTGGCGTATAACGAAAGTGATGCTGGGAATGGCATTCTTTATTATGGTTATGGCACGGGTGGAACTGGTGGTACAGCCACTCAATGCGTTGCCATTGGTGGAGATGGTGCATTTGTAAGCTTGAGCGGATCGCAGACTATTAGCGGAAACAAAACACTCACTGGGAGCATTACAGTTAGTGGCGCAACTATTGATGGTTTTACGACAACTGGCAATGTAACTATTGGCGGCAATCTTACTGTTAATGGCACTACAACTACAATTAATAGTACAACAGTTAGCGTCGACGATAAAAATATTGAACTTGCCGCCACTGCATCTCCTTCTGATAGCAGTGCTGATGGAGCGGGAATAACAATTAAGGGCGACACTGACAAAACTTTTAATTGGCTAAATGCCACTGATGCATTCACTAGCAGCGAACATCTTGAACTGGCTAGCGGAAAGGCTTTTTATATCAATGGTGCAAGTGTATTAAATGCCACCACATTAGGAACTGGTGTTGTTTCTTCTAGCCTGACAAGCGTCGGGACAATTGGCACTGGTGTTTGGCAGGGTACAACAATTGCTATTGCTTATGGTGGCACAGGGGCAACCACTGCATCGGGAGTAAGGGCAAGCTTAAGCTTGGGCGACTTAGCCCTTCAGAATGCAAGCAATGTAACAATCACTGGAGGAACCATTTCTTCTGCCACGCTTAGCGGCGTCACTTTTGACAATGTGACAATTGACGGCGGCTCGTACTGACAGTAGACTACGGCTTTGTTGTTCCAACGACAATGAGCTTTACTGACCAGTCGTACAAGCTGCAAGTGGATCACATTTCAGACGCCCTTCAGGAGCTTCTAAATGATGATGATCCCAGTCTCGCTATTAAGGGATTAAACGAAGCTATTACTAGCTGGGAAGATTATCACGAAAAGGAACTGGCCAAATGGAAGCGCCTTAGGGCGCTTCTAAATTGGGAAGCTGGTAAGTAATCCTTAGCTCCCCTCCTAATGCCTTAACAGCCTCGCTAGCGTCTGCTGGTGGGGCTGTTTCAATGAGGACTGATGGAACTATTGCGTGGGGTAGTGGCGTTACTTTTGATGATGGGAATAGCTCTTGCGCTTTGTGAGCAAGTTTTTCCGCCACGGCCACGCGATGTTCTTCTTCCCATCGCTCCACAAGAGAAGCCGTTTGCTTATCGACAGCTTCCATGACAATTTTGGTTTTCCATTCAGTCCAGTCCGGGCGACAATGCTCCATGAGTCGTTTGAACCACGGATTAAAAGCAAGAGAGGGCCATCTTGTGACGGCCCAGAGTCCTGCTTCATAGCAGAGAGCATTAAACCAGCTTTCGTGGCTCATCCTTCTTGCCAGACTGAAATATATACTGCGCCTTGTTTTGTCAAAGGCAACACTTTATCGCGAAGGTCAATATTAAAAGCCCTGATGCAACCATGAGTGGGGACCAGCGGTTGTTTGGGAGCCCATGCACCCGGCCAACCATTCGCCGAGCCACCACCATGCAACATAATCCCCGCCCTGCCATTATTTCTCTCTTGCCCTTCTAGATCAATCATGTCAAAGCTGTACCAGCCATAGGCCATAAGGGTGCGATCATAAGCAGGCTTGTCTCCAGTTTTTTCGTAGTCTTTATAAATGGCGCCAATTTTATAAAGACCAGGTGGCGTGTCTGAGTTGGTAATTTTCCATTCAAAATCGCTATATTGCCCGCGAGCAAGACAGGGAATTTCCCACAAAAGCCTTCCTTCATAGGAAAAAGCTTTCATGGTTTCCACTGCATCGTTCACAACCAAATGCGAATCGCCAGACTTAAACCCAAAATCATGGGGACGCTTCTTGGGGCCAATCATGGTAATTTTTGTGGATTCAGGAGCATACTCTTTCATGAGCTTAGAAAGCTTTGCCGGATAATCAGGATCCGTCGCATAGCTCTGTTCCTTGAGCATGCGCGCCGCTGCATAGCGGTTGGGCGCATTATTGACGCCTTTGAATTGGCGATAATCTTTATACCAGCGAGTGACTAAATATTCAATGCAAGCTGCAAGGCTAGGAAAATCAAGAAAGCCAGCTTTAATGGTCACCCATTGGCCGTCGTACCATTCTTGAGTGGTAGTAGTAGTGCCACTCCCCTTTAGTCCTAGGTAGTTGTGCTTGCCAGAAGTATGCCTTCCAAAGCCGCTTTCTAGGCAACACTGAGCTGCCACCAATTCTGGATAGCGCGCACCACATCGACGTGCGATGGTATAGCACGAATCCCAGAAGGCTCTATTGGAAGCCGACATGGCCTCAGTCCTTCACGCGGAAGATAGTCTTCAGACCTTCAAGAAGAAGCTGCAGTACGTTATTGCTTTTCCACGGGGAGCGATCAAGAATTTGATCTGCAGCAGCAATAATGATGCCGCCAATGACGAACCATTCTGCACCAGACATGGCTAATCTCCTAAGAGAGTTTTCTATAGCCTAGCGTTCTGTTTCGAGAGTGCGCAAACGAGTTTCAATGCCACTCATGTTGTCAGTAAGAGTATTAAGTTTTTCGGTGATGGAATCAATCTGCACCGCAACCTTTGCCTGCTGATTGCCAACGGTGATAAGCATAGCTCCAGTGGAAAGAAGCATGCCAGCCGTGATAGTGGCCACAAAATTGGCCATGCCTTCTTTGAAAAAGTCCATGGAGAGTCCTGCAATTTTTATATTAGCAAAGGCACATTATTCGCTTGTTGCTGGTTAGATTATTTGCATGAAAATTTAATAGCGCCATGCATAGAGCGAATGGTCCCGATGAGCTATTGTATTCCCTCATTGAACTTCGCCCTGGAGACGCTAGACGCAGATTTCGCAAGAGTATTTTTGAGGATTATCCGCTGCGAGGGCCGCTTGGACAATGCGCCTGTGCGTATTGCGGGCGATGGGATCAAAAGCTAACTATTGATCACATTGTGCCGAAAAGCAAGGGTGGTCCTCACTTTGCAAAATATAATTTAATTCCCAGTTGTCAAGCTTGTAATTTAAGCAAGGGCGCAGAACCTATTTTTGAATGGTGGCGTCCGCAACGCTTTTGGACGGAGAAACGGGAGGAGCTTTTACTCGCATGGGTGCATCACAATAGTTTTGTCAGTGCACACACTTCATTGCAAGATATTGAAGCATTTGCGGAAGAGCGTGATTATTACATTCCACCGTCAAAAGAAGAAGCCCCCATTTCTGGGGGCTTCTGTTATACAGAATGGCAGGCAGCTTAGGTTTTGTCTACTGGCGCGAATAGATCGCCTTCTTTTGGAGGAAGATCGTAACGAACGCCAGGGATGGGACATACGCCATCTTTACAACCATTATCAATGCTATTTTCAATGGCGGCAAGAGCCTCGCGCTCTTGATCAGTTTCAAGCGCAAAAATAAGCTGATTAATGTACCATTTTGCTTTTTGTACATCTTCAAGCCCGCCTTTCTTTTCGTACCGCCAAAGATAGGCCATAGCAGTAAGTTTTAAATGAGCGCGAAATCCTTCAGCCGAAGAGCAGGCTTCAAGCGCCTCAATGCATTCAATTCCTCCACTGGCGTAGTGAGACGGGCTATTTACTGGATCGTGCATGATGAAATTAGATGAATGATTTCCAAGCTTTGCCGCAACGCACGGCGCTAATTAGTGTTTTGCTTACACCATATTCTTTCGCCATTTGACGAACAGTCTTGTCTGTTGTCGCCCTGATTTCCTGCACTTGTTTTTCTGTAAGTTTTGAATTAACGTTCTCTTCTCCCTTAAGCATCACGGAATTTCCCTCGCGTTTAGCTTTAATCTTGTCTTCAAAATTATCTTTGTGTGTACCCAACAATAAGTGCGTTGGATTGCAACAGCGCGGATTATGGCACATGTGCCTTACGACTAACTCATCTGGAATAGGCCCAAAGCAAAATTCCCAGGCCAATCGATGCGCCCTCCTGCTCACTCGCTTATTATTAACCCATTCTCCAATTTGACCATAACTATTTGGCGCCACCAGTGCCCCCGTCCACGGCCAGCACTGGTGATCCTGCCGCCTATAAACGTAAGAGGAAAAACGTTCATAAAGCGTACCCGCGCCAGCATCAAAAGCCCTAGGAAAGGGTTTGTCCCAAGGACGTGGATTGACAATCTTAGAAGGTGCTGCCATTTTCCTCAAATGCTTGAAATGCCTCTTTGAACAAGGGGCGAGCCAAAGCGGACATCGCCTGAGCATAGCACTGAATTTCGCCTTGACTGTCGGATGTATCACGTAATGATATGAAATGTAACAATGCCTGCAAGCTACAGGTCCAGACAAAAGTTGTGTAGGAACTCATTGGCATGATGCCACGAGCTTGCTCCTTGCTCACGCCCAGCGTCAGGAGCGCCTTGTAAGCCTGCTTTGCCTGCTCCAATGCCTTGGCATATTCAATCATTGCCACTTGATTCATGGAGGGCTCTAGAGGGCCGGCAGAGGCTTGTTTGTTACTGGCGCTCTGTTGCCTGAACTCGCGAGGCATATAGTATGTCTCGTCATCTGCTTCGCAATAACGAAAGCTCTTTTCGTTCCAGCCCAGTTGATCGTTGGCATAGGTGCCGCCAATGACATGCTTCCACCATTGACGAGCAATGAACAGCGGGGCCTTCACTTGCCATTTTGTGACAACGCCCCTGAAAGGACTGGTGTGCTGATGCTTCACCAAATAGTTAAGAAGCTTTTGATCTTTATCAGTCCATTCAAAAGAGGCTTGATCGAAACTTTGCCGCGCATCACAAACAATGTCAAGCGAAGTTCCCATCCAATCGATGAGCCTGACAAAGCTAATACCGTCACAGAGGGGATCAATTGTTTGAAGAGGAGAAGAAGTCATTTGTTGATTTTATTGGTAGGCCAAATGAGCATGCGAATAGTAATGGCAATTAGCACCCACCGCCAAAAACCAAGCGTAAATGCAGGGAAAATCCATCCCACGCAAATACTTAGCAACCATGACCGCAGGCAAATCAAGCCAAAGGCAACAAGGATTTCAGCAATGCCCTTGCTAATAGTCTCAAGGGGATCGTCGTGAGTTGGAAATAAAGTCATGAATCAAGAGGAAGGGGCGAAGCCTCTGGAAGCCAATGATAGGCGCCAGCTTCGTTTCAGAGTGCCAGACAATGCGAGCTTTGCTTTGTCTTCCGTCTTTCACGATGGCAGCAATGGTGCCCAAAAGACTGGTGGGCATCCACCCCGCAGCAGTGGGCTGCACGTACACGACGGTTTGCCCAACTTCCCAAGTGTGGGACACTGGCGTTTTCGGGAGGGCTCTGAAGGAAGCCGTACCAAGCTTTTCGGCTTTCCTTCCATCGTCCACTGGGTAAACAAACTGCCTGCCATTTCGCTGCATCGCTAGGCTAAAGCAAACGACTGGAGATCAATGTCAAGGCTTTTCAGTGTTCCAGTAGCATTAAGCTATAACGGACGCGACTACATTGCTGAAATGGGGCCTTTCGAGCGGAGCATGGAAAGGGATTTTGCCCTTGTTGCCAATAAAAAAGCATTGGATGAATGCAATGATATTGAAAAGATCAAGGAAGTGGCATGGCATATGATGCAGGGTTGGAGCAACATGCAAGATGCCACTGCATCGCTTGTGAAAGAAAATCTTGAACTGCGTCAAGCCATGCAGATTCAGCAAATGGACTTAGAAGCAGCAGATGCTTTGCTTGGTGAAGCTGGTGAAGCCATCAAGGCATTCGCAGAACAGCAGCAATCTTCTCAAGCCAGGCGATTTCTTTGGCCGTTTGGGAAGTGAGCAAAAATACTTTCCAGCCACAAAGCATGGCTAGGTTAAACTTTCTGGCGTCTCGTTCGTAGCCAGAACCAGTAACATGACGGCCACGATTAAAAGTGCCGCCTTGTATTTCAATGAGAGAGCGAGAAGGAAGATGTGCAA